CATCTCAGCCAATCAACATTGAGTGGCTTGATGAAACTCAGGAACGACCGTCCGATGAGGAAGTATTTGCTGAAGTCGAAAAACAATCGAGGAGCATCTAATGGCACTATCAATCCCACACTCATTCGTCAACAACACCATCGCAGAAGCAGCCGAAGTAAACGGCAACTTTACTGCAGTGAAACAATTTGTGGACGCACTACAAGATGGTACCGGCATCGACTCAAGTGCCATCACGTCCGTCAAGATTGCTTCATCCGCTGTGACGGAGGCAAAGATTGCGGTGGGTTCGGTCACGAACACCCGCATCGCAGCCGACGCGGTAACAACCGACAAACTGTCCGGAGCCGCCAAAGCAGGCTTCAACAGCATCCAGAACCAGCAGACAGGCACAACGTACACTTTGGTGTTGTCCGACCTGGGCAAGTTGGTTGAACTGAACAACGCTGCATCGATTACGTTGACAATCCCAACTAACGCTTCTGTGGCGTTTGCCGTTGGTGACCGTATTGACTTGTTGCAGACTGGTGCTGGTCAGGTGACGATTGTTGGTGCTGCTGGTGTTACGGTTAACTCTGAGTCTTCTAAGTTGAAGTTGGCTGGCCAGTGGGCTGCAGCGACGCTGATTAAGCGTGCTGCTGACACTTGGGTTGCTGTCGGCAACCTGGCGGTCTAATGATTCCAGGCGTAGTCGCCTCAGCATCAGGCGTAGTCGCAGGCTTCACTGACCCATTCACCGGTACTGGTGCATTGGCGTCAAGGTGGACGAACACGTCAGGGTCTTGGACCCGTGACACTGATGACGCCTACACGGCTACCGCCGCTTCGTCGTACCCGCTTGCATCATTCGATGCAAACACGAGGAACGTTAGTGTGCGTTCCGAGTATGGGGTGGCGAACACGTTTGGTTGGGGTGTTGCGTTTTGGGTGACTGACGCTAACAACTGGTGGGCTGCGGTGGTGGACCGCACAGAGTCTTCGTGTGTTATTGGTTCTACGACAGGTTGTTGTGCCTGTGGTGATGGCGGCATTTCTACTGGTTATCCGTCGTGTAACTGTGTTTATTGTGATTGTGGTAGTTGCCCAAGCAATCCGAACTGTGGTCAAACTCAATATGCGGGAACCTGCACCTACCCCGTTTACGGAACCTGCTACGACTATGTTTTGAAGTTGATGAAGCGCGAATCAGGAGTTGTGACAACTGTTGCGACCACAAGTATTGCTTCTGGGAATATTGGCGGCGGTTTGACTGTCGCTTACGTGCAGGCTGTTACAAACGAGGCTGGTCAGATTACGGCTACGGCGCAGATGTCAACCGGTGGTGCTGTGGCGTCAATTGTGAATACCCCAAGTTCTCCGGTTCGCACGAACCGTCATGGTATCATTTTGACACCACGCACCACTGGCACCCAGGCCGACCGTATTGAAACGTTCATTTACGCACCACAGTGAGGAAACCATGAGTGATACACCAGAAAATCTCGAGACCTTTGAAGTGTGGGTTGAAGGCGAATTTGCCGCCCACATTCACCTTGTCCCTGAGGCAGAGGTTCTTGTCGCTGCCATGAAGTCGAACCCAACAATTGTTTGGGTTCCTCAAGGGTGAGCGCCTGGGAAGAGTACAAAAAACGTGTTGGTGAAACACGTCCTTGGGATTTGTTGAATCCAAACATTGAGAGGTCTACACCTGAGGAGGCTGCTGAAAGACTGAAAACTTGTAAGGAATGCGACCGATTTTTGAAGGTGACAAGCCAATGCAAAGAATGCGGTTGTGTGATGATTGGAAAAGTAAAACTTAAGTCGGCTGTTTGTCCGATTGGAAAGTGGTGAACATGAAGAAGGAACATTTGGAAATGCTCAAGTCATGGGCAAAAGTATTCGGAGCAGGCGTTGTCGCTCTCGCCATTGCTGGCGAGCGTGACCCAAAAGCGTTGCTTGCCGCAGGTGTTGCAGCGGTACTGCCTGTGGTTTACAACTATTTGGACCCGAAGGACAAGCGTTATGGCAAGGTTGCTAAGCCTGTAAAGAAGGCTGCAAAGAAGGCTGTCGCTAAGAAGAAGTAATGGAACTTACCGACCTGCTCAATGAGCGGGAATGGCGTAAATGTCGTGGACCGGAGAACGCGTCCACAGAAGATTTGGTAGCAGCATTTTCTTACTTTTGTGCTACCTACTGGACTATTCGCCATCCTGAGCGCGGACGAATTAAATTCGTTCTGCGCGAAGCACAAGAAGACACTGCTTTAGCGTGGATTCAAGAACGATACAGTATTGTTTTGAAAGCCCGTCAAATTGGTTTTTCTACGCTTGCGGCAGCGTTTGTGTTTTGGGAAACGTTTTTTTGGGGCGACAGGTTTATTGTAATGCTTTCACGCACCGAACGTGAAGCGTCAAAACTTTTGCAGAAAACCAAATATGGCTACAAGATGATGCCACAGTGGATGAAGGAACGCGGCCCAGAGTTGCTGTCAGATAACCAGTTAAAAATGGTGTTTGCTAACGATTCGTCAATTGAGTCTTTGCCTTCAGGTAATGACCCTGCTCGCGGTGAGTCGGTGTACCGTGTAGTGATTGACGAAATGGCGTTCTTGCCTAACGCTGAAGAGGCATGGGCTTCTATTGAGCCGATTGCCGACGTTGGTGGACGAGTTATTTGCCTTAGTACCGCTAACGGCGAAGGTAACATTTTTCACCAGTTGTGGGTTGGTTCACAAACGGGAACAAACAGGTTCCGTGGAATCTTTTTTCCTTGGTCTGCTGGTGACCGAGACGAGTCGTGGTACGAGTCGAAGCGTCGCGACCTGCCGGACTGGCAGTTGGCGCAAGAGTACCCATCGGACCCAGACGAAGCATTCGTCAGGTCCGGTCGACCAGTGTTCGACCTGGATGCAATTAGGGAAATTGAACCAATTGACCCCGACAGGGGTTATTTGCGGAAACTGTCTGGCAGGTCTTCGTACGAGTTTGTTCCTGATGGTGGCGAATTAGCGATTTGGGAGGAACCAGCCGAAGGCGAGGTTTATGTTATTGGGGCTGACGTGGCTGAAGGTTTGGGTCATGGGGACTTTAGTTCCGCCCACGTTATTTCGGCTGAAACGGGTTTGGTGGTTGCTCACTGGCACGGCCACATTGACCCGGACTTGTTCGGGGAAGATGTGCTGGTTGGTTTGGGGTATTTCTACAACTACGCACTTTTGGGTGTGGAGTCCAACAACCACGGTTTGACGACCTTGAAGGCTTTGCAGCGCGTGGGTTATAGGAACCTGTACAGGAACCGCAAGATGCAGGTTCGTGCCCCTGTGGCTTCGGAGTCTTTGGGTTGGCGCACGACGTCGATTTCTAAGCCTTTGGCGATTGATGAGTTGAATGCGGCTTTGCGTGACGAATCTGTATTGCTGTTTGATTCTAAGACGATTGCCGAACTTCGTTCATTTGTGCGTGAGTCAAACGGCAAAATGCACGGCTCACCCCATGACGACAGGGTAATGTCCCTGGCCATCTGTAACCAGATGCTGAAATACGTTTGGTTGCCCGAATACAGGAACGATTTAGAGCCAAGAAAGAATTCTTTGGATTGGTGGTCCAGGTTCATTGTTGGGGACCCAAAACCGCGGAATGCCCCAATTGGGGCTTATAACGTCGTGGATTGATGGTTTTTGGTAACGAATCAACAGGTTATTGATGAAGAATTTCCGTTGTCTTGAATGTTTGGCCGAGTTTGTGGCCGACGAACTACCCCGAAGGGGTTCGGTTTGCTTTAAGTGCCATGTGAAAAGTATCCGCCTTGGGTTCACCTACGGGCAGGAGGACTTTCATGGTCCAACGATTCGTGAGCGTCAACGCAAGACGGTCGAAGACGCCAGAGTTAACGGTTACAACGCTGAACCCGTTACAAACTGGATGTAACCGATGGAATGGCTGGTCCCAATTGTTGTTGCCGTAATCACCGGGCCAGTCGTAGTTGTATTGCAGAAACTGCGTAAAGAGAACACTGAGCAACATAACCACAACACAATTTTGTTGCGACATATTGGCAGCAGAATTGACCGTATCGGAAGCAAGTTGGACAAACATATTGGCTGGCATGAAGGCCTGAAAGAGAACGACTAGTGGCACGAATTTCTAACCGAGAAATCATTTCCCAATACCGCGACAAGATTCAGCAGTCAAAGCGGTGGCGTCAACAGGAAGGTCTTGACGCAACATGGAAACGAATGATTGACCTTTACCGGGGCAAGCATTTCGAAACAGATTCAGAAACAGACCGCATGCTCATCAACGATGCGTTTGCCACAATTAACGTGATTTGGCCCAGCGTGTCGGTTAACTATCCAAAGATTACCGTTAACGCTCGTCGGAGCGAAGACGCGCCGCGAGCGGTGGTTACCGAAGAAATCGTCAACTACTGGTGGCGCCACTACGACTGCCAGCGAGAGTTTCGTCGAGCAGTCAAAGACATGCTGATTACTGGACACGGCTGGGTGAAGACCGGTTACCGTTTTGTTGAGAAGGGTGAAGACGATTACGACAACTCTGACGAGTTGGCTTCGCTTGCGCCAGAATCAATTGCTGAAAGCGATTTGATTATTACGGAAGACCGTCCGTTTGTGGAGCGCATTTCTCCGTTTGATGTTTTTGTTGACCCGGATGCTACAAGCATGCATGACATCAGGTGGATTGCACAACGCATCCGCCGACCACTGTTGGAGGTGCGCAAGGACAAGCGCTATAACGCTCAGGCGCGCCAAGAGGCATCGCCGTCACACTACTCCAAGTTCGGTTTGGACTCCTACCTGCCTCGCAGGTCCGAGAAGCCCGAAGACGGCTACGTCGAGATTTGGGAGTTCTACGATGTGGACCGCAACAAGATGTCTGTGTTCTGCGACGGTGGCGACAAGTTTCTTGTTGCCCCGCAAGAAATTCCGTTTGCTTTTGGACACCCATTCGTGTTCATTCCGAACTATCAGGTGCCAGATTTCTTTTACCCGATGGGTGAACTTGAAGCAATTGAACCGCTTCAGCGCGAACTGAACGAAACTCGTACACAGATGATGAACCACCGCAAGCGGTTCTCGCGTAAATGGTTGTACAAGGAATCAGCATTCGACCAGGAAGGTCGAAACATGCTGGAGTCCGACGAGGACAACGTAATGGTTCCCGTCGTGTCCGAGGAACCCCTCGGTGGCATTATCGCACCGATGCCTGCTGTTATTAGCCCACCTGAGTTCTACAACCAGTCTTCGTTGATTACTGCAGACATTGACCGCATTACCGGCATCTCGGAGTACGCACGTGGTGCTTTGCCCGAAATCCGCCGCACGGCCACGGAGGCTGGCATCATTCAGGATGCTGCCAACGCTAGGTCGTCCGACAAGTTGGCAATCATTGAGCGTGCCATTGCTGACGCCGCTCGCAGGCTCGTGATGCTGGCACAGCAGTACATGACTGGCGAGCAGGCGATTCGTGTCTCTGGCAAGAGCAGTTCTAATGCCTGGATGAAGTTCGACCGGGACTACATTCAAGGCGAATTTGATTTCGAAGTTGAGGCTGGTTCTACACAGCCGATGAACGAATCGTTTCGCCGACAGATGGCTCTTCAGGTTGTGGACGCTATGGCGCCCTTTGCTACTGCTGGTATCGTGGATATGCAGCGTTTGGCAAAGTATGTGCTGCAGCAGGGGTTCGGCATCAAGAGCGCCGAGTCGTTTATTGTGGCTCCACAACCACCCGCCCAGCCGGAGGTTGCCCCTCCCCCGACTGCGCCTTCGGCTGGGCTTCCTCCTGGCATGCCGCCAAGCATGCCTCCGGGCATGCCTCCAGGTGTGGAGGAAGAAATGCCTGAGGGCGAGTTGCCGCCAGAAGTTCTGGCTCAACTCATGCAGGGTGGCATGATGCCCCCTGGCATGTAACGCTTTTCGCTGTCTATTAGAGCAACCCACGGAGGACTCAACGCGATGAGCGACATAGTTAGCAATGAAGTCGAGATGGAATCGGCCCCTACGCCCGAAAGCGAGGGACAACCGCAGGAAGTCACAGATGTAGTTGAAAGTCTCACAGAGGAGCAAATTGAACTCCTTCCCGTAGACGAGTTCGGAGACAAGTATGTTTCCGTAACCGTTGATGGCGAAGAGGTTCGTGTTCCTTTGAAGGAGGCGCTCTCTGGCTACCAGCGTCAGGCGGACTATACCCGCAAGACACAGGAGTTAAGCGAGCAAAGGCGACAGTTGCAATTTGGTGCTGCTTTGCAGGAAGCCCTGCAGAACAACCCCAAGGAGACGCTGGAACTGCTTAGCAAACATTACGGGTTGGAAGAGCAAACCTCTCCCGAAGAGGAACTCTCGTTGGACCCGGTTGAGAAGCAGTACCGACAGTTGGAACAGCGAATCCAAGCCTTCGAACAACAGAAGGCGATGGAGGAGTTGGAACGTACTATCGGAACGCTTGAAGCCAAGTATGGCTCAGATTTCGATGCTAATGAGGTGGTCGCCAAGGCGCTCGCTTTGGGGTCTTCCGATTTGGAAGCGGTTTACAAGATGATTGCGTTTGACAAGGTTTACGAGGATGCGAAAAGCATTCGCCAAATCCGTGAGGAGAAGGCGAAGGCCCAGAAGCAAATCGTTGACTCTAAGCGTCAGGCTGCGGTTGTTAATGGGGCTGCGTCATCGAGTTCTGCAGACGTCTCGGCTAAACCCATTACATCCGTGCGAGACGCATGGGAAGCCGCACTGCGGCAGACCAGCGTTTAGCCTAAAAATTTAGGAGACACAAATGTCAAACCCAAACTTTGACCAACTGTTGTCGACGACGCTTGCAAACTACCGCAACCAGTTGACCGACAACGTGTTCACGGCACGCCCGTTGACCTACTTCCTCATGGACAAGGGTCGCCTGCGCATGCTTAACGGTGGCACGAAGATTGTTGAGCCCCTCATCTACGGTCAGAACTCGACTGTCGCCTCGTACAGTGGCTACGACACCATCTCGCTGACCGCACAGGACGGCATCACGGCTGCCGAGTACGACTGGAAGCAGTACGCTGCGTCCATCGCCATCTCGGGAATCGAAGAGGCCAAGAACAACGGCGAGCAGGAAATCATCAACCTCCTTGAGGCGAAGATTATGCAGGCTGAAGAGTCGATGCGTGAAGGTTTCAACCAGATGTTCTTCAGTGACGGCACCGGCAACTCCGGCAAGAACTGGAACGGTCTCGGCAACATCGTTGAGGCTTCCGGCACCGTCGGTGGCATCAACCGTGCAACGGCAGGCAACGAGTACTGGCGCTCCTACGAGGAGAACACCGCTGGTGCTTTGACCCTCGCCCAGATGTCGACGGCGTACAACAGCGTGTCGGTTGGTAACGACCACCCAGACATGGTGCTGACGACCCAGACCCTGTTCGAAAAGTATGAGTCGCTTCTGCAGCCGCAGTTGCGCTACACCGACACCAAGACCGCAGATGCTGGCTTCCAGAACCTGCTGTTCAAGGCTGCCCCGGTGACGTACGATGAGCACTGCACCGCAGGTGTTGTGTACTTCCTCAACAGCAAGTACCTCACCCTCGTGGGTCACAGTGGCAAGTGGTTCGCACAGACGGAATTCGTCCGTCCGGAGAACCTCGATGCTCGCTACGCGCTCATCATGTGCTACGGAAACCTCACCTGCCGCAACGCTGCGAAGCAGGGTAAGTTGACGGCCAAGACCGCCTAAGGTCTTAGCAATAGAGTTGGGGGGCCCGGATAGTCCGGGTCCCCTACTCGCAAGGGAGTAGGAATGCCACAAAAGTATCGGATTCTTTCAAGCCATGCAGACGCAAAGTCAAAGGCTGGCATGAAGACCTCTTCTTACCCAAAGTCAAAGGGTTCAAAGAAGAGCGTCAAGTCTAAGAAGTATTAAGGAGAACGCAATGGCGATGAAGCCAAAGGTTAAGGCCCGAGTGGCAGCACGCAAGCAGGCTGTGGGCGAAATGAAGAAGAAGGGTGTCAAGGCGGGAGAAGCGCGTAAGCGTTTCTACGTGCAAACCCGTTCAGCAGAACTTGCTGCTAAGGGCGTCAAGGTCGACAAGGCTAAGCGTCAGGAACTTCGTAAGAAGTACGCTGCTGGCGACGTTTCTCGTGCAGGTTTTTACAAGAAGGGCGAGAAGGGAAAGATGGGTTCCAGCAAGTCTGGTACTTCTAAGACGAAGGGTTCGTCTTCATCTTCCTCGTCCAAGACGGTTACCCTGCCTAGCGGTGCAACCGTAAAGCCGGTCCGCAAGGATGTTGGTGGTCGTTCTCGTTCGGCTGGTCGTGCCGCCGCTGTGGCTGCCCGCAAGAAGAAGAACCCGTACATGGGTCCTGGGGCTCGCTAGTTTTGTAGGTAACAAATCATCCTTTAGGGTGATGACTCAAAACAGCAAACCAGCACACGCCCTTTACGGGGAGCCTGTCAAGGGCTACCGTTTGGCGGCCACAGGAACAGCCCGTATCGCAGCCCCGTCTGCGCCTTATGTTGGTCGGAACAGGTGCATCGCCAATGATGACACCTGTGACGGCCCAAAGGCCAAGGGCACCGACTTTTGTGTCGGGCATCTACGCTCCCAAGGGAAGGTTAAGTGATTACCCTTAATACGCTTAGGGCGCAAGCCCGGTCGATGACCGACCTTGACGAAACCGACCTGCCTAACGCAGTTGTCGACCAGTTCGCCAAGGAAGGTTTTCAGCGTATTTACGCTTTGGAGCGTCGCTGGCCAAACCTCCAACGAACCTACACGTTCAGCACGGTGGTTGGTCAACGTGAATACGACATTGAAACAATTGGTGACATTCGTGAAATTGTGTCGGTTGTGGACACTTCTGCGTCTGGTGCTCGCATGACGTTAATTGATTACAACAACGCTGAAGAGATTTGGTTGGGGAACACGGATTCCCCGAGCCGCCCATATTTTTATTCTTTCTGGGACCAAGAACTGTATTTGTGGCCGAAGCCCGATGCGGTGTATCCGATTACTGTCCGCGCCTACCGCAATCCAACATACGACTGGTTGACAAACGCTGACGAGGAAATTGACCTCGACGAGTGGTTTCATGCAATTCTTCCATACTTTGTGGTCGCACGTGTTTATCAGCGTCAGGAAGACGCCGAACTGTCCGCAATGTATATGCGTTCGTTCGAGGAAGGCGTAGCCTTCGCTCGACGCGACCTGATGAAGGCTTCGAGTGCTCAGCCCGTAATCATGTCTGGTGGCCGTCGCTATCCGACCATGAAGCGCTGGTTGCAGACCCTCGGTGGAACGCTTGGGCAATGAGCGAAGTCGTTGTCGAAAGGTATGACGATTTCACTGGTGGCTTGAACCTTCGAGCCGACCAGTTTAAGTTGGCGCGCAACGAGTCTCCAGAGATGTTGAACATCGAGGTGGACCCGCGTGGCGGAATGTTTACACGTGGCGCTATGCGAGCAATTAACTCCACGGCAATCGGTGGAACCTGGAACCCAGTAAGGCTTTATCCACTTAACAGCGAAACCCCACGTTTGATGTTGTCGACTGTGAACAGGGTTTATTGGTCGTCTGGAACAAATTTTACGATGCTTGAGTATTCTGCTGGCAATCCTATTGCGCCTGTCAGCGACCATGGTTCCTGCATGGTTCAATGGAACAAAAAGATGTACATGACCACCGGTCGAGCAGGTAGTGGCGGGTATGAGTGGGACCCGGCAAATACGTATGCGTTTGAGTTGACCGCATCTGGTGTTTCTCCTAACGCATGGCAGGCCACGCCTGACCCTTCTGCGCACAAGATGCCCACCGCGGAGCATATTGCTATTCACGCAAACAAAATGTTTGTTGGTCATTTGACGGAGGCTGGAGTGCATTACCCGAACCGAGTTCGGTATTCGCTTGAGGCGATACCGGACAACTGGCATCAAGACCATTACTTTGATTTTGAAGGTGGCGGCGAAGGCGTTACGGCTATTGCGTCCACAAGCGGGCAGTTGTTGGTGTTTAAGCCTGGTGCTATTTATGTCGTGTTTGGTTATGACGCAGATGATTTTCAGATTGTTCAGTTGACGAACCAGTTGGGTGTTCTCGAACATGAGCATATTGCTGTTGCAGAAAATGGCGTCTATTTTTACAGTCATCAGAAGGGCCTGTATTTTTATGATGGCACACGAATTGTTGATGTATCCGAACAGATACGCCCTATTTTCCCGGAAGGGTATGTCAATGTTGCGTTGCCCGAAAAGTATGATGTTTCATACATTAACGGACGTGTGTGGCTGTCTGCACCGTACTCAAAGATTACGACCGCTAACGAAACTACAGCGTCGTTTGTTTTTGACCCAACCATCAATGATGGCTGCTGGGTGGTTCATTCCACCAGCGACGGGTACGGCATTGTGGGCGGAACAGACTGGACGGATTCCACCGGTCGCAAACGATACTTTAGTTGCCATCCAACTTTGCCAAGAGTTTTGGAAGTCGATTTGTACGAATACGAAAAAGACGTTATTGAAACAACCGAAACAGGTTTCCAATCGTTCTACCGAACCGGATGGTATGACGGTCGAATGTACTCGATGAAGAAAATGTTTAGACGACCAGATTTCGTTGTCAAACAGTTGAACGAAGCGTCACAGATTAATGTGAAGGTGTACCACAATTATGAAGAGGCTGTTGGCAACGAACGCAAGAACTTCAACGTTGTTATCCCCGCGTCTGCCCAGGGCATGAGATGGGGTTTGGAAAACTGGGGTTCCGGCTACTGGGGTTTGGATGCCGAAGGTTCGCAGGTAATTAGAGGGTCCAACCTTGGGTTGGCCCGTTCCGTGCAACTTTTGTTTACTGGCCCATCTGGGCTTGCCTGGGGCATTGACAGTATTGCATACAAATTTAATACGCGAAAGGTGTCGGGATGAGTTACTCAATAACGATTCCCGCTGTTACGGCATTAAGTGGAACTGATGCCACTGCAACACGCGCAATTATTGCTTCTCTGGTCAACGAGATTGTTGCTTTGGAGAAGCGCATTAGCGCATTAGAAAAAGTTGAAGCGGTACGGTTTGATGCCGTGACTTCTGGACGAGGGAGAAACAATGGCGTACGACGCTAGTCAGTTTGAGGCTCGTCGCCGTTCGTTGCTAAGCAACTATGCGGCGCAAGGAGCGATGAACGCTTATCAGCGTTTCTTGTCACAGCAACGAGGTCAACGAGACCTATTGAACCTGAACGAACAATATGAACGTGAAGCACCAAGGGTTGTTGGTTCGTTTGGTCGCCGTGGACTTGTTGGTCCTGGTGTGCAGTCTGGTGCGTTTAAACGCGCAATGGCTGATTTTGCTAAGAACAGGATTCGTGCAACGGCTGAGGCTCAACGTGATTTGGACCAAAGTTCCGCTTTGAGTCAGTTGGAGGAACGCCAGTTGCGTGAACAGTACATGAACGATTTGTCCGATTTGGAGTTTGCGAAGGCCCGTCAGATTGAACAGGACGCTTTGGAACTTCTTCGTCTAAGAGCAGGAGTGTGACATGGCAGGCGAAAACGAAAACTCATCTAACGTAACCGTTTGGCCACCACCGGCCCCAAAGTTTGGTCCCCAGAACCTAGACTTGCCGGTTGGAATTGTTGGCATGGATGTGGGCGACACTGCAGCAGCGCAACGGACCGCTCAAACAACAAACAATTTCGTTAATGAATATTCTAAAATGATTAGTCAACTTGCTGGTGGAGGTGGCGGTGCAAGCGCCAGCGACACTTTGGCCCGAGAAAAATGGCAGGCTGAGTTGGCTTCTGCTGCGGAGGCCCGCCGTAGGCGTGAAGCACAGTTGGCGTTGATGCAGCAGCGTTTGCAGTCTGGCGGTTACCGTGAAGGTATTGATGCTGCCTTGCGTGGCATTAGCGGCATGGAAGCAGAAACCCGTAAGGGTGTGCAGGACATTTACGGTCAGGCCATGAAAGATATTGGCGCTGGTTATGGTGCTGCTCAGGGTTTGACGACCAAGGGGTTTGATGCGTTGTCTAATTATTTGGCACAAAATCAGGTCAACCCTTATGAGGGTCTGACCCAGCAGATGACGACTCTGAGTAATCCGATGGAGCAGACTTTGGCTGCTTACGGGATTACAGCCCCGGATGTTGCCCAGCAGTTGCAGGCCGAGACCCTTGCCGGTAGGCAGGGCGCAGAAGCCTTCCAGTCGCTTCTGGGAGTCCTCTCAGGGGCGCAAACCTCTGCCCTGCAGTCTAGGGGCGCAGAGGCCGAAATGGCGCGTCAAATCGCAGCACAACGCTTGGGACAGGAACGTGCAGCGTTTGAGTCCAGGGCTGGACAGGCGCGGCAGCAGTCGCTTAGCGACCTTGCCCGCTGGGTAGCGGAACAAAGGTTTGCCCAGGAACAAGATGCTATTGGCCGTAGACAAGACCTTATTGACACCCTTATTTCTGAGGGAATTGACCCAGAAACTGGTGCTGACACGACAATGACAAAAGTCGAACGGGTTGCGTCCACAGCAAAGAACTTGAGGGAGGCGGCTAAGGAGTTTGCGCCGAAGTACATGAAGAATAACCCGAAGGCTACGGTGGCCGATATTACGAAGAAGTTCCCGAAGTTGGCTGAGGCGGTTAAGGCCGCGAAAAGCAAGTAACAGAAAGGCCAAAAGGTATGGTGGACCCAATTGTTCAGGCGATGATTGCAATGCTAGGCGGGGCCGACCCTTCGTCGGCAACGATGGACCCGGTGCTTGGGTTGTTGACCAATACGTATCGTCCTGACCCGACATACTCCGAGGAAGAGTTGTACATGCTTAATGCGCCCACAATTCTGCAGGCTGGTGCAGAGGGTGCTGGTTCTCCACGTGCCATTGCTGCTTCACGTGTGCGTTCTGGTGAACCTGTGTGGAGTATCGCCCAGGACGAGGCTTTGCGCGGCAACATTAGTGAGAAGGACTGGAATAAGTTTATTAATCAGTTGGCCAAGGAGCAGGAGTCTGTTCGTGTTGCGCAGTTGAAGCAGGAGTTGAAGCCTGACCAGTTTGCGGCCAAAAACCTTCCGTCTGTTGATGAGCGTTGGAATGTTGCAAGTTTGATGGGGATTGCTCCGCAGGCTTTTTCTGGTGCGTTGCAGGGTGCGAGTGAGGCGTTTGGTGAAAGTGAGAGGTTGCAGAATCAACTTGCGAAACTTTCTCAAGGCAAGCAGATTTACGGAAAAGATATTTTGAAAGCCCTTGAGGATGAGGTTCGCAAAGAGTTTGCGTCAAAGAAAGAGATTGATAAGTCATCAAAAGAAGTTGATGAACTTTTGAAGAAGCGAACAGAATGGGTGCCGTCGCCCACACAGGTTATCGGTCGAGGACTTGGCCAAATCGGTAGAGGTATAGGTCGCGCATGGAAGGGTGGTATTGAGGCCCTTTGGTCGGATGAACCAGCAATCAGAAAAGAAGCCGAAAACCGTTTGCGTCAACTTGCCGCATCTACACCAGCAGGCGAAAAACTTTCCTACACGGTTGCTGCAAGCCCGGCAGAACTTCGAGCACTCGAACAAAAAATTAGTAAACGCAAGTATGTTCCCGGTACGGCAGAGTCGAAGGCCGCACAGGCCGAGCAGATTGCAAGCCAGTTGGGTTCACAACTTGAGGCTGCTGGCATTACACCGTTAATGGATGCGTTGCTGCGTTCCGCTGCACTGCGAAAAAGAATGAAGAATGGCTAAGAAAAGAGATGAGCGAGCGCTTTTAAAGTCCCTTGAACTGTTGAACCAGCCGAACAAAACGGCTGTTGCGGGGGGAATTTTGAAGCAGTTGGATTCCCTGCCTAGAACCGCGCCCCCAAAACCGGTGTCCGACGGTTCCGAACTTGCGCCAAAACTTGCGTTCAAGGCTCTTGAGACAACTGTTTTGAAGCCACTTCAACTAGTTGATACTGGCCGACGCGCAATTATTTCTACCGCACGAGAAATTGCTGACCTAATAGATGAGAATCCAAGAACTCGTGCGAGTTTTAACGATTGGTTCCGTCAAACACAAAACGTTAATTATGGTTTTGGTACAGCATTTCCTATGTCTGGATGGAAAGGGCGAATCATCGGATTTGTTGGCGACGTCGCACTGGACCCGATTACTTACGCGACGTTTGGTGGAGCGGTACCTGCTAAGGCCATACTCAAGGGTGGAACAGCAACAATTAAGGCTGGCACCAAAACACGACTAGCAATAGGCAAATATACAACTGGTCGTGAAGGCAGACAAAAACTGGCATCGTTCGTTAGGGAACGACTCAACATGATGGCTCAACAAGGCGACAGAAATGTTGCCAATTGGGGGGCAAAAGAAGTCGACACGTTAGTAGGAGAAATTGCTTCTAAGGGCAAGCAAGCGCTTTACAAACATCCATTTCTTTTAGAAGACCTCGGCATTCGAGGACCTGGTATTTACTATTTTGGTTCCCGAGTAAAAGTCCCCGGAAGCGGCCCTTTGGCCATGTTTGTTGAAAAGGGTTTAACAAAAGCAAGGCTTGGTGTCGTTGGCACTCAGGTGGGTGGGGCTTTGATGCGCGCCATTACGCCCAAAGGTGTTGGGAGCATTGACCAATATGGGCCAAACGCAATTCGAAATTTCAGAATTGCATTGTCAAAAGGAAACCTGCCATCTGAAGAAGTGGGCAAAGTTTTAACCATTCTTGAAGCAGACGACCTCAAAAGAATCAACATTGCGAAATATGGAGAAGAGGCATCCGATGAAATCGGTGCCGTTGTTGACCAGGCACGAACTACAAGCGTTCCCATGCACAGGCTTCTGGACAAGGTCAAGGACCCCTCTTTGGTTCCGGGAGCATCCCCTGATGATGTTCGTTCTGCGCTTGCAATGCGAACAATTTTTAATAACTTTATTGAACGCATAAAAGTACGCGCAAAACAAATCGGTTCACGTGAACCAGGCGAAATTGTTGACGGATACTTTCCGCGCATGGAAACCGAAGCGTCTATGCAAAATCGTTTGTCTATGGGCGATGAAGCATTTGACGAAATGGTCTATGGCGTAGATAAATCGCGCACACAATCCGTGTTCAAAGAACGAGAACTTGGTCAAGGCAAAGTGTGGTTTGGACACATTTTGACCGGAAATGAAACAGTAGACGACCTCAACCGACTTGCCAGAAACTCAATTGACCCAGGTAAGAAAAGCGTAAACTTTGATATTTTTGAAACAGACATTGCCAACGTGATGGCAAAATATGTTCGTGCATACGCAGAACAATTGGCCACGTATGACATGGTCGAATACCTCACACAACGGCAACTGATTGAATGGATGGACAAGGTCCTCCAAATTGACCCGCAGTATGCACGCCAATTTCTTGTGGACGCACCACAACAGCGATTGCAGGAAATGACGGTTGCTTTACGTAATTGGGTTGCCGTAACAAATGACAATAACGGCAAACTTTGGGATGCTCTTGACGCCATGCTGGGAGACCGACAGGCAACCCTGGCGGCTTTAAAGGCCGGAGATTTTAGTCAAGAAAATTTGGCTCAACTTAAAGCAGCGCTCGCAGACGCTGTTGCGTCGTCCGACGCTGCAAATCAAAATTACATTTCTCTGTTCAGTCAACTAGATGACATCATTGAAGACGTTGATGGAATTTCAAACTTTGGCATGATTAAGCGCACGCGCGAAAGATTCCAGCAACAACTTGAAGCGCTTAAGCAACGCGCATTAATGCTTGACCAAATGAGTTCTAGCGAAGTTGGACAGTTAATGCGAGACTTTGATGCTTACACCAAAAGGGTGTCACGTTTTGAACGCGACATAGCAAACCTTGCTGATGCCCAAGTAATGATTCCAAGAGTTGGCTCTGGTCTATTTGAAAAAATAGATGGCAAAGACATTTACGAAGCGGTAAATAAAATAGCAAGGCTTAGGGGCATACCGGCACCCGTTGTTTCTGCCAACCCAGCCTGGACGCCAGCCATGAAGCAGGCGGTCGGACAATTTAATGACGATACTGCAGGAGAAGTTCTTTTTCGTGCACTAAACGAAGACACCATGCCAGCATCAATTGACGATGTAATGCGCTACGTCCAGGGACGGATTATTGCAAACGAAGAAGCAATTGGCGCAGGCAAGGTTCAATCAACATTTTTGACCGACCTCAACAATAACGTGCAGGTCCGTGGCGGAAGAAAAACACAATATGGTATTTGGGCTGAAGCACAACGCTTGATTAGGTCTGGAGAAACTGTTCGTGGCGTCCACATGATGCAGGACTTGTTGCACCAGCAGGCCTCATTTGCTCAATACATGCAATGGCGTTCGATACTGGAGCCTTACGGAATAGAAATTGGCGATGATATTGTTGACGAAATTTTGCGCCGAAACGCGCAACCACTTATTAATGACGCAATTGCTAGAGGCGACCAGACTCGTCTTGCGCAACTTACTGACCAAAATAATATTTATGGTCGTTACGGCGGGAAAGATTCCTTTGACCATCCATTCAGTAACTACAGAAAAGTGTCAGATGACGCTGTTATTTTTGATGAACAACTTGCCGAATTTGAGCAGTGGAGAAAATTAAATAAGTCAAAAGAGGCAGAGGGTCTCAGGATTGGTGAAACCCAAATACAGCGCGAACTAAAGGAACTAACTCCAGAGCAAGCCAAGCAGTACCGAAAGTATAGGGCCACGTTAAGGCGTGTTCAGTTGATGCGTGAAAACGACGTCAAAGTCGCTAGGGCTGAAGTTAGAAAATTGCGCACACAGCAGGAGGTTGCTTACGCGCCTTTTCAGTCAATTAAGAAAAAAATTGACGAAACATATAAGCCGACCGAATTGATTAGAGACGAGCAGGTTCTTGGAACGATTCCCGAACAACAGGTTATTGCCGATGTTGCTGAAGATGCCGTCGACCCGACCGACTCTCTTCAATTTGTCGGTGCAGATAATTCTGTTTACGTTGTTTCGAAATTGGTTTCAGATGAACAGATACCGGGCATTCAACAAACCGTAAAAAATATTCTTTTGACAAGTCTTGAAGGCAGGGAAATTTATGATTCTTGGATTACCGCTAACAGAAATTTCCTTGAGGCACTCAACCAATTGTCTTGGGATAAACCGGCGAAAAGAGAGTTTGCGGCAAAACTTTTGGAGTCGCTTGACGAACACATTGAGATTGTTTACAAGAAAAAAATTACTGGTCTTGAATCTGAAATGCGTGAGGCAGAAAACCAGGTTTTGCGTCTTCTCAGTGATTTGAATCTTATTGAAAGCAACATGGGCGTAATGCCCAGGGTTTTCATTCGTTCTGAAAGGGGTCAGGCGGCAACGCAGGACATTTTGATGGCCGGTGTTGACCGTCCCATCGCGGCTGCCAAAGGCACCGCAAAAGGACGCATGAACAAGCAGGAGGCACTGGCTGTTCACGAGGAACTAATTAACTCCGACGCATACCCGATTGCTAAAAGCCAGCAAAGAGCCGGGAACATTGCTTACAGTTTGGCAGAACTTTCCTATAACCAAAGACGAACAATTGGAACAAGATTCACTCAAGAGGAATGGGAAGACATTGTAAATGGTCGAACCATAAAACTTGGTGTCAACAAAAAAATTGATGCAATAATTAAAACTGCACACAATAGATTTAAGGCTTTGCATCGCGCTGAATGGGACGCATTGGGCGGCGAGGTTTCAGACGAAAATGTTGTGCAGCGTTTAGTACAAGACCTTATTGCCGAAAATCCCGCCAATGCTGCAGACCCATCAATTGTTGCTGCTAGGCGCGGAGAGATAGCGGCACAATGGGCCGATACTGATGGCTACAACATGCTGAGTAAAATTAATGATGCACGTGCGGAATGGATTGCAGCCGACCAACTAGAAAAATCAAAGAACGGTCAATTCTTGATGGACCGCGCAGCACAAACCGGTGAAAGACTTGAAAGAAATCTTCAAAACCTCTCCCTAGAGTTGGACGAATGGACTGCTGAATCCGCAAAAGAACTAGACCGACTTTACAACATTGCTGTTAAGGCTTCTAAAGAACAACAATTTTTGGACGACTCTGTACCCGAATCCAAAATTGCGGAATACGAAAGAGTTTATTCTGACCTTGTTGCTCGAAGCAAATACGGTCAACAAAAAATTGACGCCGTTTTGTCTACGCCACTTGAACGCAAAAGCCCAGAGCAGTTGGCTGACGAAATTCGAATTCTTCGAAAACTTCGTGAAGACGGAGTAGAAACCCCATTAGTTAAAGAACGTGGGTCGCGTGCGCTTGAACGTGAACGCACCAGATTGCTGCAGGGCCCACCAGACGATTTAACTCCAGAACAACTGAAAGAACTTGCTCGCATGCGTGGCTCGGCACGAGCCGCAAAAGAAGCGGAAATGCGCAGCGAAGCCAACCAAAATGCCCTGGATAGGGTTCTGCACCAAGAAGCAGCAGTTGAAAGCAAAAACTCAAAGGTTGCCAGGTGGCTTGAAGCAAAAGAAGCAGAAAGCATTGATGAGCCATACAAGGCACTCGAAGTTAAGCGACAACTTGACCTAGAGGCAGGGCAGCGAACCGTTCCTTATCGTCAAGCAAATTTTAAAACTCAAGTTGATGAAGAACGCATAACAAATCTGCAAAAAGAACTTGAAGAACTACTGGCCCCAACACGCACCAGTCTTGTGGACGCATCAAGAGGTGAAGTCAAAGCCGCCGCCCGCCGCGTCCAGCAGGCGCAGGCGGTCTACGACCAGGCACAAAACCTGGCCACGTACACCCCCGAAAGCGCAAAACAGATTGAAGACGACATCCGAGTTATATCCGGACTGCTCACACAGTTTGAACAAAAGGTTGCGCCCACAGTTAAGTCGCAGGCAGAGCGGGCCCAGATTGTCCGAGAGGCCGCCAAAAGAAGAGGCCAACTTTACGAAACTCTGGAAGAGGGCCGTGTCCGCATGGACGACGCCCTTGAACTCGTCAAGCACATTGGAACAAAAGACGAAATTGATGCAATTGATGCGGTAATACTTGCGCAAATTGATGCTGAAACACAGTTTTTTGACGCGGTTGCAAACATGAGTCAAGCGGCATTTGACAGACAGATGCTGCAAAGCGTTCAGGCATCCATAAGCAAAGGCGCCGTGCTCATGCCAAACGGCAAACTGCGTTTACCTAACGGTTCCATAATTGATGGTGTTCCAGTCGATGCTGTAGCAGAGTCAAACAGGCGTGTACTTAAAGAAGGCTTTGTTGTACTTAACGAAAAGTACTACCCCGAACTACAGGCAACCGAAGAGTTTGCCGCGCTGTGGAACAACGCCACCAGAACAGCAGACCCAGAATGGATACGCAAACTGGCGTTGTACGTTGGCCCATACACCAAAGCATGGAAAGCATTTGCCGTCCTCAGTCCTGGTTTCCACGTCCGAAACGCAATTGGCAACGCCGTAACATTTACCATTTCTGGCGGAAACATCGATAACCTTATCCGCGTCACGCCCATCTATGCATCATGGGCTAAAGCAAAAAGAGCCGGAACGAGATGGGAAGTTTGGCTTAGAACACAACCACCCGAACTGATTCCAGTACTTGAAGAAGCAAGACTTGGAGCACTCGGCTCCGGAGGCGGCATCTTCAGCGAAACCTTTAAAGAAGCAACCGGTGGAAGCAGAATCTACGACAACTGGCTTACACGGAAAAACTATGCTTTGGGTCAAGAGGCAGACAACTATATGCGATTTGCACTTGCATTCGACACCGCAGTAAAAGGCGGAGACGCAGGACTTGCCCAAGCAAGAGTAAAACGTTTTTACTTTGATTACGAAGACCTTTCCAACTTGGATAAAGTCATGCGTCAAATCATCCCATTCTGGCTGTGGACCACCAGAAACATGACAATGCAAATCCAAAACATGTGGCTCAACCCACGCCCATACCTCATTTACGAAAGCCTGAAAAGAAACTTCCGAGACAAAGAACGACCAGACCCACCGTTCGTCCGCGAACTTGGAGGATTCAAACTCCCATTCGGAGAAGGCCTATTCCTCATGCCCGACATCGGATTCAACCGACTTCAAAATGACGTCAAAATGTTTTACGACCCCAAAGCATTCCTCAACAAAGCCAACCCGCTCATCAAAATTCCAGCAGAACAAATCATGGGCGAAACCGCTTTTGGAGGAAAACCATTGACCACAACCGAAGAACGAGTGCTCGCCGCGCTACGCGCAACAGCACCACCCGTCGGACAAGCCGAACGACTCTTCGCCAACGAAGGACTCAGCCAACTCAACGCATGGCTCGGATACCTCGGCTCCCCAGTACGCAAATACAACTAGGAGAAACAATGAGACAATACACCGGCAACACCGACGCACCCGCCAAAGGGCTACGCCCAGGCATGCGCGTATTCATCGAAGAAATCATCAAAGAATCCGGAGGCGCACTCTGGAACAACGGCGACTTCGGCGTACGCAACATGCGCTCCAAAAACACAATGAGCGTACACGCCACAGGAAGAGCAGTCGACCTCTCCTACAGGCGACTAGGCAACAAAGGCAAACCAAACGGACGACGAGAAGCAATCCGTATTTGCAAACTTCTCGCCCAAAACGCAGAACTATTTGGCCTTGAACTCATTATCGACTACATGCCCAAACCCCACGGACGCACATGGAAATGTGGACGCAACAGTTGGACCCGCTACAGCAAACACACTGTTACAGGCGCACCCGGTGGAGATTGGCTGCACGTAGAACTGTCACCCGAAATGGCTGACGCACCCGACAAGGTGCGGAAAGCCTTCCAGCAAATTAGGGCTCAGGCAACTCCACAGTAGGATTATCGATAAGCCACACCCGAAGCACCATCCCCAAAGGGATGTGCACAGGGCCACTAGTTGTCTTCAACTCGGGAACCTCATCGGGCATATACGAAGACACCAACGTAATGTAGCCCTTCAAACAATCAGGCCATAAAAAGCCGACAGTTAGAACAGTTGTTTGCTCGGGGGCATAACGCTCAACGTCGGTCCAGCCGTTTTCGCCATCAAAAGCATCCTGCCAATGAATGGCAACAAGCGGCCAGGGACTTTTAATCTTCTTCATACGGATTAATCCCCTCATCATCGAGATGGGCTTCAACAGTGTTCACAATACCGGCAACAAAAGAACTAATCTTCACCCAAGCCATGCGGTTACCGTTCATGGCGTCACGCCAAATACGACACAAATCAACGGCAGACTCGTTATCCGCATTAAGCGTCAAACGAATCCCGCCTTCCATATTCTTGCGAATACGGTCAGCACCACGATTCATGTCATCTACGTCATCTGCTGAAACATAATTGTAAATCCAATCTTCAGACATCAACCAAACCATCCTTTGTATTAAGAACATGGATATACCCCGGCGGAAGGCCATTCTGCGGTATGCCCTTGCCCACGACAACGCGGCCAAAGTAGACCGCCAAGACGCGTGCGACTTCTTCCGGGTAAACAGGAACATCAAACCCCACTGTTATTTGATAGTTCTTCAACGACCTTTTCTCCCAACTCCAAACTAAAAGTACCATCATCAAGCATTAATGCCACAACACAATAGCCAACAACATCCCAAAGGGCATCAAGATAAGGTTCAGAAAGAGCCTTTCTGCTTTTCAAATTATGCAGTCGCTCAATCTTGTCACTCAACCGAACAAATACACCAAACTGGCCAAACTGCAAAATGTTTCCATGACCATAATCATTCTGCTTTTTAACCAACAAAGTTAGCATTCCCTGAACGGAAAAACCGCCTTTGTTGCGCAAACCCGAAATTGCCATCGAAGCAATAGAAGTCCAGAACAACGGACTCAACTCTTCATTTCTAACCGAATCAACAGCCTTGTCACGCAATGAACGCAACTTCAGGGAATCTATCTCAACGGAATCTTTTGCCAAAGAATCCAGGTGAGTAATCCACTGCAGAGCAGATTCATCCCAAGTATCAGCCACTTGTATTCTCCTTCTAATTAGTGGGTGCATCATTAAAAAGTACTTTAATTTATCATACGCTGCATTTTTCAAGCGCCATGCATGCGGTTTGGAAACACCAAGACGTTGACCTAATTCTTCATAAGAAATCATTTCGCTATTGATTGCATCAACAATAAAACGGTCATGCTCACTTAACTGTTCAATACATTGAGCGACAGCCTCACGAATCGGCTGCAATTCCTGAACAGACTCAACAGCATCCTCACCAATACCGGCAATCATCAACGCCTCAATCGGCGTCTCTGGCCTCCTACTTCCATACGCAAACAGCGAAGAGAACGGAGAAAAACTGGATTCGTTATTGCTCAGCGTCGTAATCCGGATTCGTCAAACAATCCATAACTTCTTCAGGCAACAACAAAAACCCGCGAGTCGGGTTAGACGATGTGGGCGCGAACGTCTTCATCCGAGATTTAGGCAAACGGTCAACATAACGTTTTAACCGCTCAACCGAAATAGCAATTAAAGCGCCGTCCAAACAATAAATGTACACCCACCACTTTGCTTGAGTAACGCGCAAACCCGACGGCTTCCAACCAGTTTTGCGGGGATTTTGCTCAATCTCAACAACCATGCGGCCATTGCGATAACGGTCGGTTTTTACTTCGAAAGAACCATCCGCAATTGATTGCAGGAAATCTCGGGTGAGTTCCTCCCCGAGTTTCCCAAACTTTAAATCATCGGAAAAGTTGTAACGACGTTCTGCTGGAAAATCCCAGCGCGACTCTTTCACACAGACCGCCAAAGTCGAATGTTATTCCAATACACAATCTTATAAATTGTTGCGCCCACAATAAACCCGTACTGTTTGGTGACGAGTGAATACACAATCCAAAGCGACTCGTTGACAAAGAGCACGAGCCAACCCCACCAGACTCGACGGCCAACGATTACCAACCCGGCGGAGCCGACGAAAACAAGAAGCCATGACCACCACTGAGAAATCATGCCTTCTCCAAATACAAGCAAACGATTTGTCGGTCATCTTTGTACGCGACGCCATTCAAGGCGTCAAGCACGGATTTGGCGTAGTTGTCTATGTCACCACGCAACCTAGATTGGGGTTGTTCAACATTTGGATTAAGTCCAACCTTTTCAATCATCACCTCAGTGCCTTCTATAGTGAATCGCAACTTTACAGACAGCATTCCATCTTCAAAACACGGACCCGAATAAGCCTCACGAATAGCCTTCTCGTAATCCACCGTCTGCTTAGGCGTATACGTATGACCAGTTTTGGTCACCCGAGGGCGACCTTTCGCACGAGGACGAATGTTAAACACTTGGTGAAAAGAAAATTTCTTCACGACACCCCTTTGCTATAAGACGCCTCAAGCATGTTGCGTAAATGCAACTCGCCATCAGGACGCAAATGAAACTTGCCCCAACGTTTATCAGCATCAACAAGAAGCGCAAAAGCATGCGACACAGGAGTGTTGGCCTCGCGCATCAAATGACACATGCGAGCAAGTGTAGTAGACCTGTCAACTCCTTCTAACGGGCCTTCACGCCAAATCTTGGCAACAATCGGATTGACACGACTCAACGCATCCATCACCCCAACATTGGCAACAACATCAAAAGATTTACGCTGCGGGGGCGAATACATGTCAGCAAGCATCGACAACAAATCCTCGGAAACCCTTGAATTTATTGCGTTTCCCAAGAAATCACCGAGGTCTAACGGCTTGTCATCATCACCCAAAACAAACCGCTCAGAAGGCAAAGACAACAAACCACCTGGATACGGCAAACGAACATAATTACCCAAACCCGAAACAGACTCTTGCTTGGGATTCACTTCTTTGGGTGGCAAACCGATTACTTGGTGCGCAACAAGAAATGCACGACGCATCACACGAGCAGGAACCCAATCATCAGCAAAAACCCACACATGATAACCACGCCGAGTTTTCTCAACAAACGACGGCACCCGTTTAACAGCGAAAGCCGTCTGCAAATTGCGGGCCGAATCCAAATCGTCCACATCAATATCGGAACAACCCCACCGGACCATCGACTCATCTGTCAGGGGGTAGACACCAATGAGCAGATTGCCGGTGAGGTGGTTCACAAACTGTTTGACCCCAACGTCACACTTCTCGCTACCGCCTTCCCAAGTGCCGTACGCATCATCGCGTCCCTGGAACAACGAATAGAAATAAGAAACACAAATGTTGGGGTCAAGCATCAGTCATGATTCCCGAGCGAATGCCGATACTGCGCAGGCAAGTCGCCATTTAACTCACGCAACCGACCAGTCGTAATATCCAACTCAAAATCAATATCATCAACCAATTGGCCAGCAGGACGCTTATTTTTCAACAAACTAACCGTCACCGTGAACTCATGAATCTTTAAATCATGACGCAAAAACTCGAGACGCTCAACAAGACGCTCACTATGTTGCCTGTCCAACTTCTCCGTCAACTCATTAATCTCCGCCATAATCTGATACTTCTTACGACGAACACCAATAATTGACGTAGCCTGCTGCTCGCCACCATACGAACCCGACGACATCGTCAACTTTGCACCATCCGCACCCGCAGTACGAGACGTCTGATGCAGAACTAGCATTGGAATATCGTGACGACGACCAAAGGATTTTAGAAACGTCGCCTTGTCGGGTACCGTCTCACCGGCCTCAACCAAATCCAAATAGTCAACAACAACCAACTCAGGAACCCGACCCCACACATCACAAACTTCATTGTAAGCCCGTTCCATATCAGAGCCGGTTAACGGCTGGTCAAAAACAGCAAGATTGGGGAAGTCTTCTTCAGCAGTACGACGCAACAACTCGATGGCTTCACTGTCATCAGCAGCCACCCGAGCCTCAAGTTCACGAGCATCAATACGATGATGAATACAAGTCAACTTAGTCAACACCAACTGACGAGGCTCATCCGGAATAAACAAAGCAATATGCTTATCCCGATTGTTCCGCAACGCATGCAACAAAACAAGTGTTTTGCCACCATGAGCGAACCCGAGCATCATTGCAATTTCGCCTGGCGCAATACCACGCAACTCGGCGTCAATACGATTGATACCAAGATGGACGCGTTCTTGTGGAGACTGAGCCCAACGAACAAACGAATCAGCGGCATCCGACAACGGAGAATACATCCGATAATCAGGAGACGGGGCTGCCGTAAGCAACCCCGTCAAATCCCAATTGGAGGTAATCTGCTCAGCAGACAGCCGCATTACTTGCTACGCGGCGGCCAGTACGCCTTCTCGGCATCAACAGCCTTGAAGTGCGGACGCTTATTGGTCGCATTGGCACCATCACGATTATCATAAATTTTGGTGACGCCATCACGCTTACAAGCCTTAATCAACCAATCAGGCAGAGCACCATGCTGCTTGCCGACAACAGTCAAGCCACCCGAAGTGGTTGGAGCGCTAACGTCTTCACCGTTGAAGGCATCCTTGACCATTGCAACAACAGTTGCATTTTGTTTCTCGGCAGCAACAACATCACCATAAATCGTATCCATGATGATGTCATTAATTGAAGAGAACAACGTGGCGAACTCGCCAATACGCTCTTCAACCCCGATTGACTTGTCAGTCAAATCTGCAGCAATCTTTGCACAGACCTGAGTGATAATTGCCCTATCTTTATCCATTACGCCTCCTCAGCGCTATTAGTACGCTCCGAAATAAAGGAGCCTTTACACATCGACCAAACAGGACACCACCGCTCAGAGCAGAGATGATGCTGGTCGTTCACCGGCCACCTTTCTTGTGGCAGATAAATCTTACTCAACAAAATACTGTTAATCAACGCAGTCGCCTGCGTAACAACCCACTTGGCATGCTCGGGCTTACGCTTCACCCGAACAATCTGACCCGAAGAAGAAGCATTGCGAATCATCACACCAAAATTAAACTCAAGCGGATATTCCAACACACCCAACTGCACAGCAGCCTCAGCATAAATAGCAGACTGAATATTTTGAATCTGCTTTTCATTTTCATTG